CCTAACATTGGGTGGACTACCCCATCAAAGAATCCTCTAAAGAGTTTCAAATAGAATGCGCTTTGGTCTTCTGCTTCAGCAGGAGCGAAACCTACTAATTCTTGCGGGGCGCTATTCCACCATCCGTCATTATCAGCATTCGCTTGCATACGACCTGCATCAATAGGAGCGTCATTAATTACTTCATTAACCCATGGATGAAAAGTTTTAAGTGGAGTAGTGGTGCCTGCCCTTCTGCTTTGGTTTGTGTAGGTATGTAAAAGGTTATCTATAACAAGTTGTCCAGTTTCCGAAATTGCATTATGAATTGTTGGACCACTAAATATTTGTTCTTCAAGATCCCATTCATCAGGTTTATACCATGCAAGCTCTGTTGAGTTATTAGGATCTATAATCGCATTAGGTCGTAATCCGTCTTTGTGTCTAGCTATTATCTTTTTGCTTACTTGATATTCGCCATTAGTTGACATTGGCACAGGTGTAAGACCCTCAAATGGACCTAAACGATGCGCTCCTACACCAAACACCATTTCCCCTCGTAACCCACTGTCTCCCATTTGTGCAGAAGTAACAACACCACGCCCATCAGTAGCAAAACCGTAAACATGATTCATTGTGCGTATATCACCAAACGAAGCGTTGCTTTCTGTAGAAGTTAAACCACCACGTTCAAGATCCCAGTCAGGAGTCTGAGCATTCTTTTCTCTTTCTCTTCTGTAATATCCGGGTTTGTTAAAGAACTCATCACCGTGAAGATCTTTCGTTGCTATTCTTGGGAGTCCTATTTGTTCAGCAGGAACACCTTTCATTTCTGCTATTGTTTCTACAACACTTTCAGCTATAGCTTTAGCAACCATTGGATCTGTAGAAGCTGTAACTAATGGGAAATGCCCTGCGTCAGCCCACTGTTTAGCTAATTTCATGTAAGTAATACCGCTATTACGAGCGCCTTTTATACTCACAGCTGGGTTTAATAATTGTGAAGCAGTAACAACTCCTCCGCTTTTTCTCTTAGGACCAGTTCCACCTATTTCATCTAATTTGCGTGTAAGTGTCTCTTGGAATATTTGATGGAATTTATTAGTAGCTCCTACCATTTCAGGGTCAGCTATCATTAAAGATGTCAAATCTTCTGCTACAGAGGTTGGCACCATGGGTACAAAACCTCTAACTACGGAATCTGGTATAGCGTGAGATATGTAAGGAGCCGCTGGATCAGTAGAAATATTTGAGCGAACTGCACTTGTATGCGCCTGTTGACCTTCTGGTGTGCTATGCGCCCCAACGTATGCTTTGTGCATAGCATCTCTCAAAGCCTCTTCTGAATAATGTAATTTGCTTACATCTTTGTATCTTCCCGGATTCCCGAATAACCAATGCGCTATTTGAGTGCTTTGATTTGTGCGTGGAATACCATCAGTCATATTAGGTATAGGAATACCAAGCTCAGAGAAGGTAAGCATGTTAGCTTGGTTCGCTCGCGCTAACGCTTCGACATTATCTGCGGCTGTTGTAGCGTGACCGTACCTTAAGCGTGACATTTGTGTTTCCCAAACGTAAGCCATTAAAGCAAATTGGTCAGTTAATGGTGTATCTAAAGCAACGACATTATCTATCCCACGAGTTGCCCCATAGAGGTTTACTAACTCAACAAACCTTTCAGCATCACTAAGCTGGGAAGGAACTATATTTCTTGTCGCAAGCATTGTCACAAACTCATCAGCATTAAACCAGCCAAATTGCTTCAAAGAATCAAAAGCTGTTCCGCTGAAATTACGGTTCTCATATGCTTCTTCTATTGCGCGAAGATCAATACTAAATGAATTAGGTACAGGATCCCAAGGTGTAGTACCTCTTGATATAGACGCTAAATGCCCTTTTGGATTAGCAACATCTTCTACTGTTACACCCCTAATAGGAGATGGGAAAGAAATCAACGGATGATCCGTAGAGCCTTGCATACTGCTCTTAATTTCTTCAAGCAACTCAGGGAATTTATTCGCCCAAAATGTGTCTTTAACAGGATGGGTAATCTGCCCTGACGCTAATAGTTCTTCTCTGAATGTAGGAGATTGATCGAATTTAGACTGAAGGATCTCTCTCATCAATTCTGTATTCGTATCAGTATCAGCTGTTAATTTGCGTCCTTTTGCTTTAGCCGCTTTACCTGTAAGGTTTTCAAATCCGGGTATGTAATCTCCTGTCTTCCAAGCCTGATACGCGCCTTCTGCTGTTGAAAATGATACACCTCTGAAAACAAATTCTTCTTCGTGGAAGTTACTTAAGACAGGGTTTAAACCTTTTGCGTAATGAACTTGTGTTACAAGAGGCGCTTCTCTAACTATTTTCTCTGCATCGTCCACCCTCGCTAAACGTGCCTGTGAAATCATCGCAGGATTACTACGCCTGAAAGTAATATTGATACGCGGTCCAAGCCTTTCATGCGACAAACCGGGGGCAACTCGATGCTCCCAATTTTGTTGAGTGCCTTCACGCATCAAGAAAATGTCACCGTCCTCTAAAGGCATGTCTATTTCTTTTCTGCCTTTTACGCTCCTCCTTGTCCAATCCCACTTCCCACCATCTTCTTTCCATCTTGGTCTGAATTGGAAGTTTCTTGTTGCACCAAAATTAACCGACGCAATAATCTCTTCAGGACTACCATCGGGAAGTTTGTCGTGATGCCAACCAAGGTCAACTGAACCCCCATCGTACCTTTGGATAATAGCTATATCGAATTTGTAACCAGTTTCTTCTTCAACCCTTTTAAGTATTTTTGCAATCGCAGGAGGCCAACCAGCTTGAGTATCAGATTCTACCCAGTTGCCCCTCATTGGTCTTTCGTCGCTTAACTTAGCTCCGGGTTTTGATTTACCGTCATCAATAAGATTGAATCTTTTACCTGTGTAACCATATGATTCCCCAACTTCACCAACAACAATTATTTTTGGACCTGTTGCCTTGTTCTGTTTATAATGAGCGTCCCACCAAAAATCTGATAATTCGCCTAGAAGTTCGTCTATAGTAAACTCGCCTCTTAAAGCCGCTGGGTAAGCATCAATGTTCGCTCCACCTTCTTCCAACTGACGAAGATTAGCTGACTTCTGTGGTTGAGCTTTAAGAGGTATCCCAGTATTAGGATCAACCGTTTCAAAAAGTAACTGTGTGTGTCCTTCGCCATAAGGTCCACCTGTGTACCCATATACTTTCGCTGGAATGGTTTGATCGACAGCTCTACCTGCACTGGCTGTCCGTTCTGCTTCTTCTACTGATGGATCCGTAGGAGTTGATTTCCAATTTTCGGCGGCGGCTTTAGGGCTGTAACCTTCAGGTAACGCCCATTCTTCAGGAGTTAAAGTATCTGTTTTACGAACTTCTGTGACACGAACATAAATAGGTTCTGACGGCACTCCGTGTTTTGTTTTAGTGAACTTTAAATAGTCGCCAACTTTCACACCTTCCACTTGAGCGTCTTTGCGTGTAGTCGCTGTGCGTTGCCCATCTAAAATTGCTGTAAAAGTATCATCAGATGTTATATGAGAGGCTTTAGGTAAAGCACCTGATTGACCATAATCAAAATTCATTGGGAATGATTGAGCCTGTCCGGGTTCAAAAACGTAACCACCACTGAAATCTTTTACATGTCTACTTAAAGTTCTTGCGGTACGTGCAGGAAGCGCCGCTCCTAAATCGCTCTCTTTAATAGCCAACGCTTGTACTGTTTCTTCTCTGAACACTTCAAGATAACGAGGCGCTCTAATAACACCATCCACAGGTGGCATCAAAATATCGTGCCATAAATGACGAACCCTATAAGGAATATATGAAAGGACACTGTTTACTAACTCTTCCCACGTACCACCAGCGGCTGAAGCCTCATTAAGATTGTTTTCTAATACACGCTTCACTCTTGGAGGCAACTGATCCAAAAAGTAAAGTAATGACTGCATCGGAGTTTTAGGTTCAATACCCGGAATAGCAGGTATGTCCTCTGCTTTCGTGGCTGTTGTACTATCGTAAACAGTTAAACGAGTCACACCATTTTCTGTAACCTCATCGTAATCTCTAGATGCTTTTCGTGAAGCGTCACCTTTAGCTTTGTTGTAAGCAGATACTTCTGCAAGTTCTTCAGCGCCAGCGATTTCCGGTTTACCAAAGTTAGCTTGCGTATCTATTTTCACCCCTGCTGATACTGACTGGTGCATAGCATCAGCAGTTCCACCCTCCCATTTTAATCCAGCTTGTACTTCAGCTGGGTTGGTTTGTGGACTGATGTACTCGAATCGTAACTCTACTGCCCTTGGTCCACCATCTGGGAAATTAGGATCCCAACCTTTAATGTTGTCATCTAGTACAGAACCTTTCTTAACCCAGTTCTTCGGCTTTCTCATTTCCGTCGCGAAGTAAGGGCTTACAAGTGTATTACGAGTAGGATGCATAAGTTGAGCGATTTCTTCACCCTGACGAGTTTGAGCGCCTGTTATACGAACTAAAACAGTTTGATCGCCTGATTTAATTGCGATTACTTGATTCAGTAATGCTTCGGGATTATCCATTCCGCTCATTTTTCTGAAAGCGGCAAACGGAAGATACGCAACTTTTAAAGGATTTTCCGAATCTCTACCAAGACCCTTAATTTTATTTAATATAAAACTACGTTTACCAATATCTAAAGTTTTGTCAGCTTCTTGAGTTTCAAATCCTTTACCACTATGGAACGCCCAAGTCTTATCAGCTAGTCCTCTCTCCCCTCCCTCAACCGGACGGCCTTCAAGCATTCTCTTATTCCTAATAGGACCAGCTTTAGCACCAGCACCAGTCTTCTTGTCCCAAGATTCAGGATGCTTGCTTCCTTTTGCAATATGAGAACCTCTAGATTCTGGAATGTAATATTGCTCTACATTCAAACCTAACCTGTTAGCCACATCTTCTGCATACAAATCCACACCGGCGGCTCCACCCACACGCACAGTAGATCCCGGAGGTAACTGGGCTAAAGAATCATCTATCGCTTTTTTGATTCGTGCTTCATCCTGTTCAGACATAGCGCGAACCATTTTTATTCTGCCTGTTCCCGGATCAATAATTTTTTTGCCTGTGGCTGGATCTATCTCACTAGTTTGTTTCCAAAACCTTTGCCCAGTAATCATCACAGTTATAGGCTCGGCTTCTTTAGCCGCCTGCAACGCTTGTTCTGTTATTTCAGCTCCCTCTTCTGTAATGATCCCACCCTTAGAAGCAGGCACATGCCTTGCAGGTATCTCCGCTCTGCCTACATGAAACTCTCTCTGTCCTTGAGTCGGCAACTGTGCGATCAGCTCATTGATAATCGGAGCTAATTTCGCTTCGTCTTCAGGATTCACAAAATGATTTAATACGTGCATCGCCGCCTCAACACCGGCATCTTCCGCATGTATTTCCGCAGATTGCGCTAAAGCCAAAGTGTAATCAGGGGACTGTCCGGGATTATTCTGAACTACTCTTAACTGAGTTGTTGAATAATCAATAGGAAGTTTTACTAACTGTGAAAGTGTCTGCCCGAAACCTGCATCACGCATAGCGGTATCTAAAGAATTCTTAGTGAAATTAAGATAAGTGTCATGTGTGTTTAATATGTCTTTAGCTACAGCATCCATCATCGTTGGATTACTTAAAGCATGTTGTATATGACCTATTCGCGCCTCAGCATCAGGATCTCTTCTTCTTAACCATCTTTCAGCTAATTCTTGTTTAGTTGGTATACCAAGATTCCTTGAAGTCTCGCCTATCTTTCTGCTTATATAGTTGCTCATTCCGTGCGCTCTATTTTGTATTAACCGAGCCATTCTTGTTTTAGTGTTCATCTCACGTATTAGCTTTGCTCGTTCAAATTCAAACGCCGCTAATCTAGTTGCTTCATCTTTAAAGCCCCAAGCGATACCACCTTCTGGACCTTTAAGAACATTAGCCAATGCTTTACGTGTAATAGCGTAATCACCTACACCAGCAATCTCATTAATAGAACGTATAAGCCTACCGAATGGTTTACCTACTAGAAGACGGTGATCTGTGTCAGCTAACTCGTCGATATTCCTGACCATCTTACGACCATATTCATCCCAAACAATGACCTTGCCTGCCGCTGTTCTAGCCAATTTATTATTAACATAACTTCCCGGACCTTCACGAAGCGCCCATGAGAACATCTCTTCTCCACCGTTACGAGCAACGTAACCTAATCGTAATAGAACTGCTGGTCGCCAAATCCTTCCCATCCATTTATCTATCCAAGGAATAGGTGTCGCCCAGCCAAATCTCTTATACATGTTTATGTACTTGGCTACAGCCGCTAACTCTCTGTAGTTAGGGATTACGTTCATTCGTGACATTTGCGCTAGGTTCATGTCGCTGACAAAAATACCTCTAGGTGCGCTCATGCCGAATATGCTTACACCGTCTTGTTTTAGAACATCGTAATGGTGGCTTCCGTGACGTATGAACCTATCAACGAATTGTGTTACGTCGTCACCTGCGTGTAGCAGGATACCTGATCGTCCAACAAAGTCTAAAAGAAATTCGCTTGATACAATCCAACGTTCGGCTTCGTTACCTGTAATGAATTTACGTATATAACTGTTGATTTGCGCTCTTGGCATGTGGGCTAAGGAACCCATTTTTACAAGAGCTTTAAATTCTGAAATAGATGTGAGGGCATCAACACGATCCAAGTGACCGGCTTTAGGCACATATGTGATTAAAGATCTTGCGAACTTCGCAGGATAATAGGCCATTGATGTGGCTGTCGCTAAACTAAATACTTTTAACTTTTCAGCTAATCCTACTTCCGCATTGAAACTTCCTTGAGGCGGTATGTTATCTGTATAATAATTTCTTGCGGCTCTCCACCAGCCTTTAGGAAGAACGTCACCTTTTTGAAGGTATCTAACCTTTCCTGTCTCATCAATTATGCGACCGTCACCTTTGTAATAATTCAAAAGGTCACTAACTTCACCATCATCCATAAGTCTTTTAAAGATTTCGCCTTCATCTAACATCTTTTGATGACGGTTAGTAATTAGAGTTACATCTGCTTTTGATAAACCCATCATCATATTAGCCATTGAAGCTCGTTGATCTACGTCGCGGAGTTTAAGTAACGCACTCATATCAGCGTGACTAATTTCTTGTGATAACTTAAGAACTCCGTTATCAATATCTTCCATTAATAAGGCGACTGCGGTGTAATCTTGTTTTTCTAAATACTCACCAGACAATCTAGCTATACCAGCGGTTATATCATTATGGCTGTTCTTGCCGAAATCAACAGTTTGATCCATTAAAGTTTTAACTCGTTGCCAAGATGCGCCTCTGAAAGTTAAACGAGGAATAAATATTGCATCAGGATCAACGCCACCCATCTTTGATGATAATGCTCTAGCACCTAAATCGTCTTTAAGGAAATTCCAAAAGCCATCATATGTTGACAAGTCTTGTGGTTTTACTCTTTGCCCAGTAGCTGTTATCCAGCCGTCATCCAATCGAACTTTCAAGTTGTATTCAATCATGTGTTGAAGCCCTTGTTCCATTCCCGGAATTAATCTAGTGAACTCTTCAAGCAACGCATCTGCATCGACGCTTGCTAGATCAGGATGCCTCTTAAGTAGTTCTTCTTCTACTTTCGCGTAAGTTGCATCTACACCCATCTCATCACGAATAGCTATCCGAGCGTCTTCTGTTCTATTAAGTTTGTCGAAAGTTTCATTAACTTTCGCAATGAACTTGTTCCTAGCATTAGCGTTCATTCTCACTAAAGGATTCAATAACCCAACCGCACGTAACCCTCTATGGCTTCTTGACCAGTCCTTCATCAATTCATCGTGAGTGTTTGCGAGCTTCGCCATTTCTTCTTTAGGTAATTTCCCACCATGCGCTCGAACTATTCTCGAATACTGTTCAGCTAAATCTATTGTCTTCCAAGCATCAGCATTACGTATACCCAGCTTGGTTAGTTTCGCCGCAGAAAACGCTGGTCCAAGTAGCCATGTTGTCGGATCAAATACAATCCCTGTAGATACTGTCCCAGCCGTACCCACTACTTTGCCGTACAAGCTATCAGGTGCCGCATCAGGCAAGAAAGGCAGATATTTGTTGAACATTCTTATAGAACCATTGAACGTGTCTAATTTGTTTGATTGTAAAATAGCTAATGCTTCTTGACTGTCTTCTCTTGCTAAAGATTCATACCAATCCGAATGCAAATTAATTGCATCTTCTATTGGTCTGCCACGCGCTTCCATTTCATCTTTGAAATATTCAGCAACCGCATCATTCCCTTGAGCTATATACATTCTTAATAGCTTTGTTCTATCAGGCCCCACCAATTCTAAAGCATCAGCAATAGTATCTTTACTGTAGGAATCATTTTCTAAACGTGTGTTGTTCCATGCTTCTCTCCATTTAGGAGGTTTAAACATAGAGTTAGCACCAAGTTCTTCTAAATACATTAAACTTCTAGTGAAGCGTTGCCCAGCTCTCCAACCCTTTTCAACACCCTCCCAAATACTTGAACCTACAAAACCTAAACCAGCGCCAACAGCTTTGACTGGAGCTAACGCCGCTTTTGGTAAAGCAAGAGGAGTATTCCAACTTCTGTCATCCAACCAGTTGTCAAAAGGATTGAAAGGAATGTCCCAAGTTAAAGCTCGTTGCCACCAAGGGCGTTCGTCTTCGCCTTTATCAGGAAGTTCATAACCAGCACTTAACATCATTTGTTGAGTTGTTGGTGGAAGATTAGCAAATTCAGAAGGCTGGAATGTTTTAGGAACCTTTTTAAAATTCTCTATCTGTTGCCTTAAATAGATTTGATCGTTAGCCGTGTAAAGAGTCTCAAGCTGTTTGTCTATAGATATGTTGCTACTAGCTAAATCAACTAGCCGAGTAGAAAGTTCTGGTCCTTGAATAAATCTACCTGCACCACTTCGCATAAGCGTAGCGTAATTCTCTCCATACATAATGGAGTTGAGATTGTCTTCTCGCCCCCAGTTTCGGTTACTTGATGTAACTGGGTTGAATCTAGAATTGACCATTACGTAAATGGTCTTTCAAATCATCTGCCGCCATTCTGACAGCAGGATCAGGAACATGCTCCGCTAAATCACTTAAAAAAGCCGCGGCTCTTGTCTTGTTGCTAATAGTAAATTCTTGAGGACGAGAACGTATGTTCGCACCTTGAGCTGTTAATGGTGTGACCGTATTAGGGAAACTCGATGCCGCTTCCACAGGGTTCGCAGAAAGGTTTTGTTCAGGAACCGCACCTGTAGCACCAACAGTTGGCTTGGACATATCCGGCATACCTATGTCTTTAATCAACCCTTCGTTAGTTTGAACTTCACCATAATCAGCGCCAGCCTCCATCGGTGTTGTTTTAACAGGGAGATTCTTTTTAGCTCTGACCATTAGCTAGTCCTTAATGCACTAGCTAACTCTTGTACTGCGCCCGGAGAGAATCCTTCTGTGGGTTGTTCAGCTGGGGCTTGTCCTAATCCTTGTGCGCCAGCCGCCATCCCCATCGCTTCTTCAGGTGCCATCATTTGACCCTCTTCAGGTGGAGGAGCTACAGCCGCTTGCTCTTCACGAATTTCACGGTCAGCTTGTTCGATGGCTTCAAAAATATCTAGCCCTTTCTTGCGATGCTTTTCTATTTTAGAAACATAAACAACTGGTAGTTGTCCTGATAATGCTTGCTGTTGTATCGCCTGCATTACGGCTTCTTCCAAAAGTTCTTCATCTACTCTGCGACCTTCAGCTTCAGCATCTTCAATAAACGGATGCTTAGTACGGAAAGTTCTTAGACTAATACCCTTCATACCAAGCAACTGACCTAATTGAATTGTCGTTCCTTGAACATCTGCGCCGGGGACTGAGTACGAAACCACATTGTCATATGTCTCAAAATGTTCGTTTGGAGTAAATTCTACTTGACCCAGATCCCCAGCGTAACCAGTGAACATAGAGAATTTTTTACTACCGAAATAGCCTTTATAAGAAGCGAATAGGCATTCGTTTAGATGAGGAAGATGAGCCTCCATAATCTCTTGCATCTCTTGGATACGCGGATCCAATGCCGCGCCCATAAGCGAGTCGATTCCTCTGCCTGTACGTAACGCTCCGTAAGTTTCCCCACCAATTTGTGGGACGGTTCCTGTCGATACACGAGCATTTCTTTCCAATCTGTCGATGGCAATATTTGTACTCGGATCAGGACTTGATCTTAATTCGCCTATTTCTTCTGCGTCGAGAAGTATGTTTACCTCTCCTTCACGACCGTCTTTCCATTCACCTCCGACGATCATAGGCACCTGACCCGATCGTCCTATTATATACCGATCAGGGAAGATAGCTTTTTCCTGTGCCATTATTTCCAATGCCATCATTTTTGACATAAGATCCACGATTCCTACAACATTTGATATTGAAGAAGCGATCTTATCTAAGCTCACTCGACCCGGAGTTATCACACAAGGCATACCAGCTTTATTAGGTGCGCGTGATAATTCAATCTGTGTGCTGTGTCTAGAGTAAGTATTGTTCTCAAAGAAGTGGTGGTATCTTGGCCCCATGATGCCAATGACTATGTGTTCATCATCTACCCATTCGCAAACGTCCCATAGTTCTTGTCGTGATCTTTCATCAGAATTTACAGGTCCACCATTTTCTTCTCTGGAAGCAGGGTAATGCGCTCTTAGCCAGTCACCTGATTTACCATAAATAAACCCACAATTCCGTGGTGGGTCTACGTCTTCATATGCTTTCGGTTCTGGATATACACCCAGAGGATCGCGTATATCAATACGTGGGAGTCCTTTATTAAAATCTGGTGTTACCACTAAACAAGATGTAGCATACCCAGCTAAATGCCTATAAGCGCGGCGCATTTTAATCTTATATTTAGATGAATACCATGTCGCAGACAACGCTCTTCTACGAATATCAGCGTATTCTCTTGACCTAATACCACGTTCTTTAGACTGGTCTACAGCTGGGCATCCGATAAAGGGCATTACTGATGCGGCTCTTTGAGCTACAGCATCAATGTTTTCTGATATTAAAGCAGGTGTAAGAGGTGGTAGAACAGGTTCTTCATCCATAGAAGGAAGCGGTATAACATATTCACCGTTATAACGTTCCTTTATCTCAAGCATCCGATCCAGTAAAGGACTTTGTGCGTCTTGTCGTTGTCGTATTATTGATACAATTTCATCAAATGTATACATTAATAAACCTTACTTGTAGACACACTTGACTTCCAAGGTAGTCCTTTATACCTGAATTGTGAAGAGTCAACACTATATGATTGCTTTCTTTGTCGCCATAATATCCATATGAACCAGAGCGCCATTACCTGATCCTGTCTTAGTCTAGTACCACGTTGTAATGGTCGCCATGCTTTAAGCTGTCTAATCAATTCATCAGCCTGATGGCGTGTTGAAGGATCATCAGCATATGGGATCTCAATTTCTTGTCGCATAAACGATAAAGCCATAGAAGGAACACCAATATTTTCATCATATTTATTAACACCTGTTAAATGTTCCCTTACACGGAACCCATATCGTTCCGTCATTTCAACTAGTCTTTCATCACGAGATAACCCTTTCTGGAATACCATCGCTTCTATAACAACATCTGTTACAGATGAACCATTCTGTCCGCATCTCAATACAGCTTCTTCAACTACTTGTAGTATCTGTTCATTACGTGTAAGCCCTACATCTTCACGAACGAAAAGAATCTTCAATTTGTCTTCATGTGGAGTAGCCGCAATCACACAGTTGTTAGAACCAAGAGCAGGGTCTAAACCGATATAAACACTACAATTCTTTGGTGGGTGATGATTCACGGAACGTAATGGATTTAAACATTTCTTTATAGATTCCTCATCAAAAGTAGCTTCAGCTGAAGAAGATGGTTGTTGCATATAGTTACGTGACCATGCCTCTTCCCCAACTTTACGACGAATCCTGTCAAGAGCTTCCATAGAGAACATCTCAGGCCACAAGGGTTCAGGTTCATCATTCTCATTTTGTACAATGGCAGGGAATCTAATAACACTCAGAATGTCAGGATCTATCTCCCTCATTACCCTTTCATAGAAATCATCCTGCCCTACACGAGTACCATTAATACTCGTTCGACCATTCTCACCCGGACGAGTAAGCCAGTCCTGACGGAAAATCTCGAACATCTGTTCTGTGAGATTCAACGAAACACGAGATTGAATATCATCAATGTGTAGATGATCGGTACGTGTACCAGCAATCTTCGATCGCCAACCTAAAGAAACCATAGAATAATCACGCTCATCGTGACGAGACTTCTTAAACACGTTAAAATAATCAGCACCCCACGCTTGAGCAGTTTTACGACCGCTCTGATTTTGAGGTACGAAAGGTCCATATTTAGCTACATATTTAGGGAAAGGTCCATGAGGTTCCATCCGGCTACGTATACGCCCAAGAATTTTGCGCGCCATGTCTTGTCCCTCAGATCCGACGGTGATCCTGAATTCGGGGTTGGTCGCCAGTTTGTAGCAGAAGTAGTCCTCGGCCAACGTTGTTTTGCCGTGTTCTGGAGGCCAAAGGATGAGGGTAATGTTTCCGGGTGGTGTGTTTTCATACGCTTCGATGGCTTTGATATGGAACCATGGGGACATGTGGCCGAAATAGTGACTTCTGAAACTTTGAAAAGTGCCGTCCCACTTCTCCATACCGCCGTCAGCGACCGCTTTAGCTCTGATGGAGTCCGCTTTCTCAGCGAAGTCAGGTATGCGTTGTCTCCACTTATCGTAAGCGGATCGGGTGACACCAGCGATAGCACACGCCTTAGAGATAGTTCCATGCTCCGCGAGTCCTTCAAGGAACAATTCACGAGTCTTCTGTCCCCTGATTTTGCTGACGTTGCCGCCATGTTGTTCATGCGTAGTATTAGTCATGGTCCCTCTTGGGTTAAGAATGATCGAAAACTGACTTCTCTACCTCTATCGCAACAGTTTCGGTACCAACAACCCCACTAGTTCCTTCAAACTTTACTGTATGTGTACCTACTTGATCTAAGGTCACATCAACATAGTACTTGCCTGTGCTTAATCTATTGATACTAGCTTCGAGGTTCGTAGTAGTACCATCAGGTTTCTTCTGATAGACATTGACTGATTCATAAACACCATCTGCCCAACTTGCATCTGAGTCTGTTGGATCAGTTAATACCGATGGGTCATTAGACCAGAAAGAACCTGTGACTCTGACCACATCTCCTTTGTCATATTTTGCCATTAAACACCTACTTCTATTGTTACGTTCTGAAGCTGTTTAACTTCTATAGTAATTTTTGGATTCGGATTAATAATATAGTACACATCATCATTCGGTAATGTCGATGTAGTAGTTACATGGTACGTAATAATATGCGTTATATCTGAAACAACAGTCTTACCAGTGAACAGATGCAAACCACCTGATGTGTTACGCCCACGGTAATCGAATTCGTCTAATGGGTGAACTTCAGTAGAAAATGTAGGTTGATACGTCCATTCTCCAGCAGGAAGTTCAGAAGAACCAAAGTTGTATTCTCTACGATCTTGCCCAAGCCCATTAAACGCATACGTATAAGTATCGTTTACATAGGTTATGTTAGATAAACCAGACGCTCCGGTAGTTAAACCCTTAAATGTTAAAGAAGTGTTAGTACCGTTATAGTTTTGATCTATCGTATAATCGGCGGCTCTGCTATACGCAGTCATTGTTATTCTTCTTCAACCCAAGAAGTTGATGCCTCATCCCAAGCATAAGTGGTGCCAGTATATAATCTTATTTTGCCATCATTATCACCATCTACATATTCCCAAGTTCCGGGATATGCGACAGGTGGCGACCAGCAACCTTGAGGGCGTTTAACCCCATCCTGCCAATGTGTCTGCCATGTGAATGAAGAGAAATCTTCCGGTTGTGGTGGTTGTTGCCACTCCCCAGCCTCTTCATTCCATACATATCCGGGTGTTTCAGCTACAGGAGCTTCCCAATAACCAGTAGTTTCATTCATAACCCATGAAGGAAACGGTTTAATATCATCTGGCATTTTGAAAATGTTTAATGAACTGTCATAAACATCGCCTTCTTGTGCGAAACGGCCTCTAATATTATTATTGTACGAGCAACGAACCCATGTGCCGCCTTCAACAATATTTAGAGATTCAAGAAAAGCAATAGATTTAGGTTCATCATCCACACCATCCACTTCAGCAATATCGTTGCTAAGAGGTGTTACAAGCGTAACAATATTTTCACTATTCACATGTGCGTAATGAGCCACTTCTATCCTTCGATAAATTCTTCTACCGTCATATTAGACGACTCAACATTACTTTGGGAAGGTGCGTTTGCGAAAAATGAATAAAAGATAGAAACACAATACTTTGTATCTACAGCTTTAAGAGTCTTGTGCATATGCGACCAACACGATGGGAAGGTCAAACACTTACCTGCTCTGGGTTTAATTGTTGCTTCTTGAATAGGGAAAACAGTTTCCCCTCCTTCTTCCACATCATTTAAATAAATGATTTGTGAAATGTGCCTACCGCTAGCCATATCGTTAGTCCATGGAGCGGCATCAGCATGTAAAGCGTGATACCCTTGTCCTTCTTCATATTTTAATAGTGAATAGTTCTCAGCATAAAAATCAGGAGTTCCATGAACAGCTTCAGGAAGATGTTTAATGTACTCGTCTAAACATGATTGAGCGTATGTTAATAAAGGTTCATGTGTAGGTGGAGGGAAATTAGAATCAAACCAAAGAACTTTTGATTCTCTACTGTTCTTATCTTCAGTACCAGCAAGAACTTTAGCGGTATCCCACCTGTTTGATCTTTCAGCGTCTTCTATTAACGCTTCCAAAGTATGTAAACCTTCTGATTGTATATATGTTTGCATCAACAAAGGATCTATCCATACAATATCGCCTTCAATCATACAGGTTGCTCCCATCCGCGATGATACTTTGCATCAAATCTAAAGTTAAAAGAAATACTATACCTCACAAAATCATCTTTACCTTCAGCACGAGGAGTGCCGTGACTCAACCAAGGAGGGAAAAGTAAAATTTTTCCCATTGTGGCTCGGTGCATCCATGAAACATTATAAAGATCGAGCAACCAATCTTGATTCATCACACTGTTAGCTTGTTGAAATGATATTTCACATTCGTCTGCTCTAGCTTTAACATAATAAACGCCTGACAAATCACAATTACCGTGTGTGTGAAAGTGAACATAGTCACCTTCTTCTACTTTAGTAACCCAAGACTCCACCTCATATCCCCAAGGTTCCGAATCTTCATCTCTTTTACCTATCTCAACTAAATATTGTTGAACATTCATATCAACTTCATTCGCTAAAAGAGGCATATCATCTAAAAGATTGGTCGAAAAAGCATTATCGTTTAGTTTGTGTGTTTTACCCCATTTTTCTAGGTAATCAAAATTAAGCGAAGGAAGAAGCCCTTCAAATTCTTTAAGAACAGCTCTTTGGTCATTAATTTTATTCCAATACAAAGGAGTCGGGAAAAGCCACTCCATTGACGGTGCCATTTTTAATTTATTTTTTGGTGATTGTTCCAATTTCCCTCGGCATGTATGTAGCTACTAATACGATTCTTTCATCTCCGAAACCTGCTGGCGGTTCATGCCAGTGCATAGTTTCAAACCCTTCAAACGTAACGATCATATCTTCTTGAGGAGCAGGACAAGGCTCATTATCAATATAGGTTATTCCCCCATACCATGTATTTAAATAGATAAGCAGATTCCAATGAGGGAATTCGTGATCCCTGTGGACAATAGATCGTGACGCTTTAGAACATTGAGTCAAATTTATATTGACTCTAAAAATTTCAGCATCGAAACCATTCTCGTTAGCGATCTGTTGTAGAACAGTGTGAGCTAAATCTTTTTTCGGAGATTCATACTGTGCAAGAGCAGAATCAGGATCGAAATGCTGTTCAAAAGCCGGTCTGTTCTGCAAAGTGTGACTATAAAGAGTTAAATCATTATAAGGCATCCATTCTTCGTCATACTTCGCTGTGAAAGTTTGCCTTGAAAAGAGACAATCGTTTGAAAGAGCAAAGTCTTTCAATTCATGGTATTCCTCAGTAAGAGGGTTAAAGAGTATCTCATGCTTAGGATCTGAAAAAACAGTTTCAGGATCTCTTTTTTGTTTCAAACCAGACTCGTCGTGACCTATCAAAAGTTTGTCAGTGTCAGCGCGGTTTTGATCCCTCACTTCAAACATGTTTTTACTATACCAGCTTTAGTAGTTAATATCCCATCTTAAAATAATACAACCGCCACCACCAAAATAACTTGAAGGACCACCGGCGCTACCTGCACCTGTACCGGCTGTGCCTGAAGACTGGTAAGCTCCACCTGCTGGTGAATTTGTTTGAGATACCCAACCCGGAGTGAAATAGGCACCGCCGCCACCGGCAAAATAGTCGTAACCATCACCTGAAGGGCCAGCACTGTCACGGAAAGAAGTGTAAGCTACACCTGAACCACCCCAACCTTGAGTGGCTCCTGCCATGTACGTACCATTATATATACAAGGATAGCCAGTACCGCCAGCGCCACCGCCGCCCCCACCGCCATAATAACCATACTGGTTGTAAGAACCGTTACCACCAGTATTACCCTGAGAAGGAGAAACGCTAGGCGAATTTCCCCCTGCACCACTTGGCCAAGGACCATCACCGCCACCGCCGGAACCACCAGAAGTAGATGAAGAGTACGGATACGCAGAACCATACCCACCACCTGCCGCATAAATAACACCCGAAGATGGTGACCAGTAAGAAGACTTATTCCAAGCGGCAGGAACATAAGAATTGCTACCTTGACTATAAGTACCGCCAGCACCGACAATTACACTATGGGTTCCGTCTACAAGATTTAAACCTGTTAGATACCTGCACCCACCTGCACCAGAACCCCCATGACCCTGAGAACCCATCGGTTGATAAGAACCGCCACCGCCACCTACAAGAATCATGTCGAGAGTAGCTCCTGCTGGAGCGTTTTCAAATTCTATACTTCCGCTACTTGTCCAACGATAAAATTGGTAACTAGCAGATGTCCAATTCGTCATATGGCCTGAAGCAGTATGATCGAAGGCACCACCACCGCCTGCAAGAAGACCAGCGTTTCTAGCGAATCCTAAAGGCATTACGTTAAGTCGAAATCTTGTCCGGCTGTGAAACCAATCCAGTTAGTGCCAGCATTGTAAGTAACAAAAGTGAAAATATCTGTCCTGTTAGGAGTAGACGTAAGAGTCGGAGCGGTAGCCGCCGCCCAATCAACAGACGCAGGCCATGTAATACCTCTAGAACCTGTAGCGTCCTGAGTGGTTATCAAAGTAAACGAACAACCCTTACCAGTAACAGCAGGATTATCGAAAGTAAAAGTAGTTGTAGCTACAGCCAAAGTGCAAGTATGCACATTACCCAAAGTAATATCAATCGACTGCGAAGCCGCAGTGTCACCTATCGCATTAACTGTCTCTGCGTAATCAGTGAACTCTGGTGTAGTGATCGCGTTGTCGGCCATCGCAATAGCGCCGCCCATTGTCAGACCAGTCAATGTACCAGTCGAAGTGATATTGGCTTGCGCGGCACCAGTAACAGTCGCCGCTGTGCCACTCACGTTCCCTGTCACATCCCCTGTCAAGTCCCCAACGAATCCTGTAGTCGCTGTCATAGTTCCGCTTACAGTCGGTGATGCTGACCATTCCGAAGTCCCTGTTCCATTACCAGCCATAACCGTATTAGCAACAGAAGTCGAAGCGCCAGTACCTAACTTGCCTTCCAACTCTTTAACAGCTTGGTTGACATTAACATGCAAAACGTCATGCTCGTAACCAGCTTCATTAAGGTCGGTGGTAGCCGTAGGTTCCGGTAACTCCGTGACCGTATCTAGTGATGTGGGGTAATTAGTAGCCATTTGCTCCCTATCCTAATCTAATTTCTAAAGCATCCGCAAGGAATGTAAAAGTATCTCCCAAAGCCGCCGTAGTAGCCGTGGTCATTTCAGTGTAATACAAAAGATTCCCTCCTGTAAGAGCATCATAAATACCTATATGCGTAATAACCGCGATAGGCAAACCAGTGAAAGTATCATCATTAGTATTTTTACAAATAGAAGGATCCGTTTCCAAACCCCCATCAGTAGGAGTCCCAAACGTCACAACCTGCCGAGCGTAACCAGCACCGTAACCCCCAGTAACTTCAGCACCACTAGTCGGATGGTCGTTACCCTCACCCGGATTCCCAGTATGCAAAGACATATATATCGGCGAAGGCATAGTATACGCCTCAACACCCAAAGAATGCTTAAGCAACTTCTGCTCCAAATAAGTAGACATAGAACCAGCCAAAAAAAACTCCTAACAATGTTTCAAAACAGTCTCTCCTTATGATACAAATATATAGCAACTCCGTCCAGCCTACAGAGTCCACATATGAACGAAGGCTGAGAACCCTTATCAGGTTCATATCGTCCGTCAGAGGGACATTCGCTCCCTACCAGCAAGTCGGCAGGGACAGAGCAAAGCGTGATCGCTCGAACTCGAAGTGGAACCGTACTTAAAACGGCCGGATGGCACCCAAGGGGAAACTAGGCAACACCTCCCCCCACAAAACAACACAAAAACGGTGTCCACGCACTCCCTTACAGGTCAGACACACATATATAGAGGGGGGTGCAGGTACATATGGGGGTTAGTCAAGAGAGCAGGACAGCGCACGGTCAGCAAGTTTCGTCTATCTTTTGGCTGTATTGCGGGAAGTCGGCAGTCCGAGTCGTTCAGTAGTACGTACGCTTTGTCTGATGTGTTTGTCCGTACTCCAGAACGACTCAGACTGGGGCTGTGCAATCGAAGATTGCTACGCCGAAGTCCTATCCCGCACACCCCGCCCGATCCCCTTTGCACTGCGTTTAGGACAGTCAACTACGGCAATCGGAAGTGCGTAGATTGCTCGCAGTTACGTAAGCCCTAATCACAGCGCAATCCAGTGGTCTTGTGACCACAGCACACCACGGAGCGATCCGTGGACGATCGAGCGCAATGAATTGCTAGGCGCGAAGAAATCTTCGGATCCTTTGAACTAAGTCTTAGACACCTCACACTGTGAGGAAGCCTTAGTTCTTTTCCGAAGATTTCAGCCGAGTTCGCGCTTTTAAGTTCACGTTTGTTGGTGCAAGAGACGCGACTACTAACGGCGTTGAGCGACGTAACCAAATAAATGAAAGAGAACATTTTTTTGGAAGTCTACTCCACTGTCATAATAGGCAAGATCCTCAACACTTCGTGTTGATTGCCTATTCTTTATCCGTAAGTAGTCCGTAAGTCTGGCTCTTAAGTCCACACACACAGTCTAGCCATGATAGCACATGACCCATCGAACATAGCGTACGATTGAGTGACAGGAACCTTTGGGGCAAAGATGAGCCACCTGAGTGGCTCTGCCCCTTTTCCTGTCAAATCGTGTAGCTACGTTACCGATGCGATCGCTGGGAAATCAACGACTCTCCAAATCAAAGAGAAGATTTGGGGGATTCGTATAGATTTCGTGAGCGATGTGCTGGGCTTTAACGACTGTGTGTATTTCATCACACAGTTTTTAACGATTAATTTTTAGGAGGTTAATCATGAAGTCCAAGCTTACTTTCCGTCCTTTTGGCGGTGTTGGCGAAATGCTAGGTGTCATTGACGAGTTCAACATGACACAAGATGTTCTGCAATATGAACACGATAGAGATGCTTCAGCGGGAGCTGGTATTGACCCGCATTTTTACACTTACAATTTAGTAGTCCATTACAGAGATGGGCGCTGGTCTTTACGAAAGATTAGGAGGTAGTTGATCTTGAATTCCATATCAATATTTGAATTTGGTAGTACTCAAATGGTTGATGGCGTACTTGTTGATGAACAGGTGCGCTATCGGCTATCGGGTTCTACTGTTAGTTTTACAGATTTTGAGCTAGTAGCGCGTATAGCTCAAATCAAACTGAACGCTCCCCGCGATCAGGTTGTTTATATTAAATCAACGCGTTTAAATCCAGTTCCAAAAACCATTTGGACAATACACATACATAAGGAAAATACACAATGAATGAAATACCTATAACAGGCACAGAGCTGTCAGATGCAAAGCAAGTCGAAAAGTTGATGAGAGACATTCATCAAGTTTTGGATTTCTCAGTCGCCGAAAGGCTAGCTGAACAACCTAAACATCCCGCGAATCCTTGGGTTCACTTAAAGGGGTGGCGAATAGGGCGACCTAAGCGCACTGATAAAGCTACTGGTGAAGTAACTCCAGCGGTTTCAGGGTGGAGAGACTGGAAGCAGGATGCAGATAGCGACTACGCTTTTCGGTCATACTCTTGGGGCATCTTGCCCTTAACCGAGAATACTCCATTAACTTGGATTGACTCTCAAGGGTTAAGCTCTGCTTGTCCAGCTAAAGGGCAAGTTACCCCAATTAATACTAATCCATACTTCGACACCATGAAGTGTGAACCTGACGTAACTCAACTCTGTTACGTTGTTAGACCCGAAGAGTTTGGTATCGGGAACGATGCCATTCTAGTCAGGTCAATTTATCCACCTGAATTTCCAAAGTTCAACCCTGAAATTGGGACTGGCTTGGAAGTTCTATCACAAACAGTAAACATAACAGGTAACGGTGTTGTCACCGAAGATAGATACTCATTAGTAGAGCATTTCTTCATCGTTGACGAGAATGGCGAGAAGCAAGCTGGCACTCGCACTATCCCATTCTTCGTAGACCAAGACAACAAGGAATGTTTGTATCTAACAGGCACAAGTGGAAGGGCGATAGTTGATAGAGCGCTTTCTCGGATGACTGGTGACAGATACCGATACTGTGCCAGCTTTGAGGTCAAGGGCGACCTCATCGAATGGATGCAAGAATTGCGGACTGCAATGTGGGGCGATGAAATGTCCAAGCAAATGGATAAAGAAGCCCAAGACAAAATTGACGCAAGCCTAAACTACGGCGATGAGTCAATGGACATGCTAATGGGAAGCATGGCTAAAAAGAGTGCTTAACCTCCAGCACTCAGAGTCGGAGGGGGGGCGAAAGCCCTCCTTCTGGACTCATCAGAAGAACTTAAAACGCCCAATTTCAAGAGAAGTCAACGAAATTAAAATTTCGGACTTCTTAAAAATCCCGCGAACCCCGCCCTTAAGAGCAAGAGCTTTAATGGTAAGGCAGGTTCACGCAAATCGAAAGAACGTAGATTTGCATAAACCTGCCAGCTTATTAGTCTGGACTTCCCGCAATCCAGCCGAACCACTAAAGCCGAACCTTGCTGACCGTGCGCTGAGAAAAGATCTTATGAAGAGAACAGGGTGGGGACATAATAGGTTGAAGTTACTAGATAGTTGGGGTTCTTACGAAGAGTCATTAGGTAGTTGGTCAAGGAGTCCATATGGAAAAATGTCCACGTTGTAATAAGAATGAGTTATATCCTACTCA